CAGCCTTTGCTATCCGAGCTTTTGCCTGCTCAGTGGGGGTCTCAAAAACTGGAACACGGGACGGGACCTTAGAACACGTGATGGTAAGCATTTTGTATTTATTCAACGGCTCTACGCTTTAATACTGATTACGCTGCACCCAATCTTGCATTTTTCCTACGCTCCAAATGAGACTCATGATGGCCGCTCCGTTTTTGAAAGTCTCATTTAGGGTGTTCATGTTTGTATATTTTTTGATATATTGGGGTTTACTTAAGTACCCCTGCGCAAGCTTTTACTCACCGCACTACCCGCAGCTCTTAAGGGTGTACTAACGGCACTCCCCACGGCACGCCTAGTAGATCTTCCGAAGCCCTGAATAGCTTTACGAGCATTAGAGCATCCTCTAGCATTTTGTATTTTAACGCACGGGGGACGACGTGGACCTTCCCCAGCCACTTCTCGCACAAATGCTCTCATAGCTTTATCACTTACAAGTTTTGCCATCTGCCCCCCTGTAATGATTCTTTGTTGGAGTAACATTTTTAAAACCTTCTTCACCATTGTAGGATAGTAGCCCGTCATTTGTGCTCTATATTCTATGTTCGCTTCGTTATAAGCTTCAACTAACCCCTGATTACGCGTTTTGTTTCCCTCTTGTACCTGTTTAGAAATGCGATTAATTCTATCCTGATTAACAAGATTCTTGTATTTCATTATTTCTCTCCTAAATCGAGTATATTCCCTGTTGTTCATCTATCATAATCCAACATATTATCGAGTAGTGCTGGGTGTGCGACGAGAAGCCGAGCGAGTACCAGCCGAAGCAGGTGCGTTGCGACGCGATCGAGCCGCACTCTCTGCTCGTGTCTCTGGTATGGGTGTTAACGCATCCCTCATAGACCTAGGAGGTCTGGGGGAATTTTGTGCAGCTGAAATTCGTCGCTGAGCGAGGCGGAAAGGATTTGGTGGAAGCGGTGTTCTTCGTGTAGCCGATTTCGGGGGGGGTTTTTTATTGATGTTCAACTTCATATTGCCCCGCGGTGGTTTAAATGACGTAGACTTAGCGATTTTAGCGGGTCGTTTATTAGGTGATGCATTGTTATTTCTCTCACGTTTTACAATCGAAGTTTGGGCTTTTGTATTTTTAGTGGGTGATGCATTGTTATTTCTCTTACGTTTTTCAGCAGCTTGTTCTCTTCTCAATGTAGCTGCTTTCCGTGCCTGATTTTTCGCAGCCGTATTAGCAGCCGCCTTAGCAGCCTGATCTCGTATCGTTCGTGCTCTCGTCTCTTGTCCTTTCTTAATACGCTCTTTCGCGACTTTTTCTCGAAATATCTGCTTTTGTCTTTGTTTAAGTTTGAATCGCAATTTTCTTTGACGCAGCTTCTCTTTTGCACCATCTACACAACCTTGATTACCATCAACTTCACTCCACGAAAGTATAGATCTCGTCGCGGGATCAAGTACACCCACATTGTGGTAGACAGAATGTTTAGCTAGACACTGTGGTATACTACCATTTATAGCGTCTACGACTAAACAAGCGCCTTCACGGTCGAGTTTATCACATAATTTATTACGCCCTTCGCCAAACACAAACGTTTTAGGCCTTTCATAAATAGGATCATTATCCGCGAGATGAAGTAGTATTTCTTGTGATAATTTTTCACACGCCTGTACAAGTGATCCCGAGTCACTTCCTAACATACTCGTGATAAAATATAACATTCGCCCAACTTTATCGTCGGCGCTTAATCCGCGTTTATTTGCGTTCGATATGATGGTTTTTAAAGGTGTATTATAACCTTTTCTCGATTTACGATAAATATCCGTACCCAATAATTTAACTAGCGTTTTATGCGCCTTGTTGGTATTAAAATCGTTTAATTTGAGTTGGGCGGCATCTATTTTCTTTAAGATATTCCGCGTGTTATCGGTACCTATGATATTTTTGAAGGTCCCAGTCGCACGCGCACCAGTAAAATCGTGAAATGTGTCTAAAACACTGAGAAATGCTTCTATGAAAGGTAAGTTCGTAGTGTGGGTACCGGATGGATACGCGAAAACCCAATAAAACAAAATGAGCGCCCTTGTATCTGCGGAAAAAGTATGAAAACTTGTACCCACCTCCCGATTACCTTTTTGTTGTATATTTCGAGTATCTAAGAACCATTTAAACAAGGGCCCTTTAGTAATTATGGGTTTACCCTCCGGTGTTATCAACTCTTGCATCCTATTAGGATGATTCTTCATCGGTGTATTTCGGTTAGGAATTTCAAAAGCGTTCCTGGCCGTCTTTATTTTGGACTCTAAAAATTTGGTTATTCTATTTACATTACCCGTTGGTACATCATAGTAATTTTGTGGTTTGACCGTTTGATATATGGTAGGAATTTGTCGCACTACGGCCGCTAAAGCGGCTACTCTATCCATAGTAACGAAATATGCACTATTATACATGGTACGATTAGACGATTCCTGCTCGAACATACTGAGATATGCCTCCTCTAGTGTAACATCCTTGGATGGATCATTTACGTCGTCCATGATATGAACATTATTCGGACGAGTTAAAAATAAATCCCTGGCTTGAACTTTGGACACTAACAAGAACTGAAAATAGTCGAGTAACCTTTTATATTCTAAAGGACTTCCGCGAACCTTTATGTTCTTACCGGAATTGGATATAGATTTAAGTAGATTAGTCAATTCCATAACAGATGGAGCATTACCACTTAAAGGAGCTGTTCTAGCTAACTTGTATCCACGGGTTCCGTTATCAATCAAACCAATAATTTTTCTGCTATTATTACCGTAACTTTTTACAAAGTTTTCATTCTTCTTCGCTTTCTGTAAGATACTAAATCCAGCATTACCGGTCGCCATCTGTGTGATACTCTTATTCAAGCCCCATGAGCTCGTGACCACCAATGATGGGTGAGTCATATCCGCTGGCTGTGATAATACATGCTTAGCGAATGGACTACTGTATGTGACGTCATTATCGAAGGAATATCCTGTAGTGGTTTCCTTTATAATGACGAATATCGGTTTATCGGAACACGACATATATTAATGTCATAGATTAAAATTTAAGTATCGAGTTTAAATTCTTCGTGGTAGAAGAAGAAATACGTTTCGCATTTTTAACAATACTTTCAAATTTACGAGCCCACGTGTTTTGAATATCTAAAGGAACCGTGCCGTTAAGAGTATTCGTCTGTTCGAATAACTGTGAATACTTTTCGTCATTTGACGATACACCCGCAATTTTATCAATGGATAAAAGCATGAGAATAACATACCTCCAAAATATCCTCCGGGGTAAGTTATCCCGCATTTCGTATGTGAAAGTAAGATACGTATTCACAAGTTGTTCGCGCTTAGACTTGATATCCAGCTTATTATTCAACATTCTACCAGTCGTTGCATTCCGTGTAATTTTAGGTGAAGCCGTCTTGGGTGTGGTACCAGTCTTAGTAATAGTTACTGTTCGAGACATCTATTATAAACTGAGATTTTATTCCATAAACTTCTGGGGTAGCTTCTTATATAAGTCCGCCCAACTCAAAACACTTATGTCATCTCTCGTACACCATTCATATTCCTCACCGTTGTATCCTGCAAAGTGAAAGGCATCCATGTTCCAGTGTTTACATATACCACACGTCGTATCATTATCATCTATGATAGTATCGAGATTAAGGGCGTGACATATATCGTATTTCTGTATTTCATAAGTCGTAAAACTATTCGTCAAAATAACATCATCAAATACACCCGGAAAATGAAAATTTAACCAGTCTTCAGTTTTCTCTCTGACACAGTCGTGACGACCGGTGACGACATACATCTTATCTACATACGGTCGCATAAGTCGAAGAACTGCCTGAGAAGAATCGATAGGCTGGAGTGCATCGAATACCTCGGAATCATAAAATTCTCTTACCATCTCCCGGGACTGGGGTTCTGTTATTTCAAACATTTCTCGGTACACGTATCTACATTTTTCAGTTGGCATTTTTAGCTTTTTAAACTTGGCCATGGGTCTAACAAACGGTACGAGAACTTCATCAACGTCAATAGCAATTCGATTCATTTACATATTTATAACAATTTATTCATAGTCTCTAATCGCAACCCCGATCGGGAACCTAGGAACATTCTTATCTGTCAGGTTTTGGAACCGCACGGTAAGCATCTTACCAATGAACTGATCCCTGTTCGCATACTTGTACTCACGATCCTCCAATGTACCCTCGGGACGAGCGCTGAAAACCTTACCTTCCTCCGTCTTACACGTCCACACGACACAATTTGCATCTCGACCATGACCCGTGGTGGCTCCGATAATCTCATATTCCTCGGTCTGGAAATCCTTGTGCTTGAGAAGATAGTTGCTTCGCTGTCCAACTTCGTATACACTGAAGCGATCGCGAATCATCGTACCCTCGTGACCATCCTCGACGTGCTTCTTGTGCACCTTGGGGAGATCCTTCTTGGATTTTACGAGTGTCGTTTTGACGTATTCGTAATGAGGATTGTAGATAGAATCTTTGACGTACTCCCAGCGTTGCTCAAACGTCATCTTGTCTCGAGCGAGCGCTTCGGCTCTGAGATCAAAGAAATCGAACACGTGGAACTTGAGCTTGAGAGGGTCAGTCTTGAACGTGCTCGTAAGTTCCTCGAAGGTAAGATTGGGGTCAAACGCCTCTCCGTCGACGTATTGACCAACCTCGAGTCCCTTACCAAGAACCTCGGTTCCGGGGATGATTTTACCGGTTCTCGAGATACCACCATCTTTAGAAACCAGCAGACGAACACCGTCGAGCTTGGGTTGCACGTAAAATGGTTCGGAGATGTACTTCTTGCGATCTTCCCATTTGTTCGCCAACATAGGAAGAACCGTGGTAGCCTTAGTGTTTGCATTCTTCCACATGGTCTTCGCACGCTTCGTCGCACTCTCGAAACCGAGGGGTACTTCAGTCATGGATGTAACTTCTTTCCCCCCAACATGACCAGTTGCCTTGACGATGCACCAGACACCGTTGATTTCTTCGACACGAATGTCGAGGTAGCGCTTCTTGTTGTTTTTATCGGTAGTAAAAATTGTATTCATATTAGTAGTAGGAATGATACCAGTAGTAAATTATCAAAGGATGGAGCGACTTAAGCCTCCTCCGTTAACGACGGTTCCCTTAAATATGAATACAATCAGTGTTGGGATGATCATCTTAGGTGTAATTTTTTTATATAAGCGATTTCTTGATGTTACGAGGCGTCGTGAACGATCCCGTAGTTGAGACAGTCCTCGTAGTTGAGATAGATATCTTTGCTCATGAATTCGTTTAGTGTTTCTTTAGGAATCTCAGTTTCCGATCTATAGATTCCTTTTATGGTTTTCATGATTTTTTTGCATGTTTTCATCTCGTCTTTGAGTTCATTATATTTTCCAAAGAACCCAGTCGAGAGCTGGTGAATCAATACGAATGAATGTCGGCTCATGAGCCTCTTCTTCCCTCCGAGAAGTAAAAAGGTGGCGGCACTACAACAGTTACCCTCAGCTATACACGTCACGTTAACCCGCGCAGATCTGAGAGTGTCCATAGCACTTAACCCTGAAAATACATCACCTCCTTCACTATGAATATGAACTTGAATTGTAGGTGTGTACCCAGGAAGCTCGATCGCTTTTTTAAGTAAGTCAATTTCCAACTTTTTAAACTCTTCTATGAACGTCAGTATACTTTCACGGTCTATAGCCCCATAGTAATAAATGTCACAGCCTACCACACGGACAATATCGTCGCCAGAAGTCTCGTCTTCACTGTCGGAGTTACTCATTGACTACATTACGCAGTTTCTTTTTAACTTTTGCAACTTCAGATGGTTTCAATTTGTTGCCAAGTGCGAGATGATTCATGATGTCAAAATCGAGAGGTGTGAGTTTGTATTCGATTAAAGGATCTAGATCTCCGGCGATCGCATATTTACGTATTAACCCCAGCTCTTCTACCCCCAATTTCGTGGTGTGCCGCCCTTGAATAATTTTGAGTTTATTATGCCGCATCTTATAATTACCGTATTTAGTCCACGTGCTACCGGGTTGTATATTTTCTGGTTTCAGCGGCTCCCCTAGATTATATTTGGGTACGGCCATTCCACAAGATACGTAGTATTGCATGTAATCCCATTCACCCTTATACATCGCGGAGTCATAAATATCTGCGAGTGATAACGAATCTGCGATTGGTACGACGTTGGTATTGTTTGAATGTAGATAATTCCCGTGGATAACATCCACCACGTGACCGTGTTCATGCACCGTTTGACTCGTATCAAATCCATTACCTTTACGACATAGTATATCTATAACTATATCCTTCGATGTTTTAAAAATATCTTTTTCATCTGAAAAATTCATATAATCGTAAAAGTTTCGTATATTCCCAAGACATTTATCAGCGGCGGGGCGTGCTCTAGGGTTACTGCACTCCAGTGAGAATATCGCATCTGGCGAGCGTTTTGGCACGATTATGAGTTTGAAATTTGGTAACATGTGAATAGACGTAGACGTTACAATCACCGACCCTTTTGTAAGCTTCTCGTTCATATCAGAAATCTTATCTATGACCTGCTTATGACCATACACACTTGAATCGTACCCATCTATCAATATATGGTACGACGTGTCTCCTATCAAGTTCAAAAAGGTACTCTTCTTTTGAAAAAGTTCCGAATGTAGCTCGATTGTATTACTCGCATTAAGTAAACAGTCTACTATAAACGTTTTTCCGGAACCAGTGGGTCCGCATATGAATACATTTTCCCCCTGTGCCAAGTATTTTTCCAACAGGGAAATTTCTTTTTCATGGAGCGTCGGTGGTCGCTCCTTTTTTTGTGGGATTATTTTAATGAAGGAGTCCATGACCGATGAGTTCACTGATCAAGCTTTAGATATTTTTTTGGAAAGTGATACACTTCAGACAAGGATCGTAGAACCTATCAAGAGAAAGGTTTTTCCTTATTTGATATGTATCGGACTCTTTAATCTGATACTACTTATAATGTTAGCGTACGTAGCTAGGAAGATTTCGATCCATCGATAATCACCTCAACGTCTGTATTGATCGGAGTAGATTCACCTGTTCGCATAGCTCCGAGCTCTTTTTGTAATTCGAATCGCATCTCATCTTCCGAAATGAACATGTCTATAGGCTGGATATGCATAATCTCTGGTTTGAAAAATTCGGAATCATCCGGGAATTGTTTTTCAAACGCTTGAATAATAGCATACGGAAGAGGTGGAGACTGCTCGATGAGTCTATCATATTCAGCTCTACACGATTCTATCATAGCAGAACCATCACAAGAACGTTCTTGAATAGGAAGAGAAAGTTCTAACCGAATTGTACGCGAAAGTTTACCGTATTGGAGAGACGCCACTCTACATCCTTCCATCATTTCGTTAATTTTGAGAAATTGCATAACGGTGGCAATTATACCAGCAATTAAATTCAACCCACCAATCATGGCAGGTGCTGAAGCTCTCATATTTTCAGGGAAAGATGATTGCGCAAAATTCGCGGTACCAGTGATCGTCGATAATACGATGACCGGTAAAGTAAAACGCATACTCTGCTTTTTGAATACTAAATACGCGTGGTTGTGCATATATCTATAACACGCAGACGCCTCACCCCAGGTTTTCAATATCTTTTCCTGTGAAGGATGCCAAATTCGCTTTACCTTATCTTTGGACTGGGTCTTTTTCTTTTCTTTGTCCATACTAATAGAGATGAATATTATATTTTTCGTTCACGTCCTTCTGTTTCTCACGATGATAGTGATACCTTTCGTTGGAGATGAAGTGACTCTATCTCTTTACTCACTCATCATACCTTTCCTCTTTTTTCATTGGGCGACAAACGACGATACGTGCGCACTTACAGAGATTGAAATGAAACTCACAGGGAACAAAAAAGAAGATACGTTTTTTGGGAGATTAATTGGACCCATATATAAACTCGACAATACTACATCCGGTCTTATTCCTAAATTTTTATTCTTGGGATTATGGTTATTCGTTCAACATAAATTGAAAAGAATACCATACGCAGAACGTGTCGACCTTTCCGGAATCTTTTCTAAGTTATATAAATGAAGAAAGGAAAGTCGAATACCACCGGTTTACTTATAATGCTCGTACTTGTCGTAACAATCTTTTATCTCGTCACAAAGTTACAAGATCCCAAGGTCATTAAAGTACCCGTCCATACACCTATGATACCCCCGCGACGTCCTATCGCGAGTGTGCGTCGCGCGCCTGAATATAGAGATCCTCCTATTAAGATGTACAAACCCGGAAACGTTCAACAGATGGGTGTTCTTCTAGGTGAAAACGAAGAGACGCTTCCATTGTATGGTAAAGAAGTGCGAGGACGTAGAGATCAATATCATTATTACACATCAACTCCCGGGGATCAGATATACTCTGTGCCGGTAACGATCGGGGAAAGAGATTGTATGGATGATCTGGGGTGTAAGGAACTGTATGGAAACGAATCGGTGAGTGTTTTGGGTAAAGCTGCCGCGTATCAGGCTAAACTTTATAGAACCGATCACTTTTTTTAATCTCGGTATATAGAAATGGTTGACATAAGAACAAAAGCCCGTGGAAAGGGTATTCGTTTAACTCGAGACAGCCAAGGTAAACGTGTAAAAAAAACCAACGAAGCTTTACGAAAGGAGATTAACTTACGCAATTTAGCTGCAATGAAAAATCGCGTAACTCAAGCTGCCGCTACTATGCGCACATGTAGACAACTCGTTAAGAATAGGTGTACATGTGCTACAAAAAAATCAAGTCCTATGATGAGACGGGCTCCACCTCCTCCTCCACCTCCACCTATGAGGCGTCCTATTATGGCGCGCGCGGTAGCACGTGGTCCCGCAATGCCCCCGAATCTTATATCACAACTTAAGAAGAACCTGAACCGCCGTGGTCTTAGACAAATCGCAAACCGAAACGCGAGGACATCAGTCGCTTAGCTCCAGGCATACTAGGTTTTGACCACAGTAACCATCTAGACCAAAATCCAGCAGTTTTTAAACCGGATTTAGTCCATGTTTCACCCATACGTCCATGCCGTGCGAGATATCTCTTCATACGCGATGGATCCTTGTGAATAGTGTAATCCGAGTACCCCGCGCCACCGAAATCCACATGCGAACCATCCTCGAAAGTGGCTCTGTATTTTTTTTCAGGATTTGGACTCTTTCTGAGTGTTACCTTCATTACTATGAGCGAAGAAAATTTTGAGATTTCTTTTCGTGTATATATTAAATGTCGGTATACATCTGGATATCGATCATACTTTGGATATTATTTATACTAGGCGGTCATGCCTTACGTGATCCACCCGACAAATATGATTATCCGTCTATACCCATAGAGAAGATGGATATATACACAACACCTGTAGATGTCAGGAAAGAATGGGCGCGTCGGGAAGAGTCGAAACCAAAGAAACCGGAATACACTTTCAGCCCAGATTCACAAAACCACTTCGCGATTTTTTAATATGATGTGATAATAACATGCAAACAGTTATACTGGGTCTGGGTCTATTAGGACTTACTTTGATAGGTACGTTTATCTGTAGATCACACACAGGAGTTCGTGTATAAAGAATAGACGTCATATTAAACCATGGATCAAGAAATTACAGACCTCATTAATCAGCTTCACGATCTTCGTGAAGAATGGCATGAAATTGAAGACGAACACAGACTAGTTTTGAATGATACCATACAGGTTTCACGAGAGGCACAGGCTTTAAAGGTCATGCTAGGCATTTCGTGGGTCATACATGGTGTATTCGCGTGGATTTTCATGGACACAACATCGGGAGAAACTCTCGCCATCGAACCCATGCAGTTTAATCATACATAAAGAACATCTACTAAGTAAATACAAATGAGTAAGAAAGAAGAGGTTATATTCATGTCGGTACCATACAACGAACGCGTGAAAATTTATAACGAACAGAAAAAACATGCAACTGAAAAGGCTATGAATAGTGAAAAGATTCATTATAAATCTACTAATGACCCCGAAAGGTTCAAAGAGTTTCTTGAGAAGCGACTCGAGTTGTGGGACTCTCTTAAATCGAACGTGATCGAAAACGGACGATTGAAGAAAGGGTTTACCAGCAGGTACCACGAGAAGATGTACGACAGGACCAATGAGATCATACAGAGTCTAACCTGTTAAGCTCATCGTCTTGATACGACATGTCTTTACTTTTCCTTTTGTTTATATTTGAAAAAGCTCCTAACCATCTATTAACAGCTCGTTTTGAAGCGATAACAGAATTTGTTTCATCGTTCACAACGATACTGAGTCCATTGCACACATCTGGTTTATTAGGTTTATTGGGGAATTGAATCTGAAATGCTTGGATAGAAACTGCGGGGATGTCAGGTGCTTCATCTAGCAGTCGATCATAATCTTCTCTACACTTCATTACAAATTCTACGACATTTGCCCTATGCTTTATATCTAATGACAGTTCCATATCAATATTTCTATAGAATTTGGACCATTGTACACACATAGCAGAGTGCCCTTCTGAAAGACTTAAACTCTGACTAAATTTGGATATACTCGTCAAAATCCCCGCCAAAACATTCAAAAAAGCAAAGAAATATTGGATGATCATAATACGCGTTCTGGTATCGTTACTTGTATTAGCGTTACCACTTGGATTTAACACTGCAAAACCACCGACACCTGTTATCGATGCAATTACAATCGAAGGGTATGCTAACCAGTCATTTTGTTTCTTAAAAAATAGACGGGAGTGGTTATGAAGCCACCTATACCCGGCGGCCTTCTCCGCCCAGCGTATTAGTAATTTTTCTTGTTTTTCACACCATAAACAGTTTACCTGTTCATCTAGTGAAATTTTATCAGACATGGCCTGTGCTTATGTTATGTTCAGATTATTCTGAAATTCTTGGGCCGTTGAACGCGCCAATTTATCTACAAGTTCATTTTGCACATTTCCATTATGGGCTTTTACCCATCGCCATTCTACAATTTTTATAGACTGAACAAGTGTATCGAGAGTTTTCCATAGTTCTTTATTTTTTACCGCGGACCCAGATGCAGTACGCCATCCGTTACGCTTCCAATTTTTTATCCACGAAGTGATTCCATTTTTCGTATAATTGCTATCCGTAAAAATACGCACTTCGTTAATACCACATTTTTTAATGTGTTCCAACCCTCTTATTATCGCTGTCATTTCCATAATATTATTAGTACTTTCTCGAGATCCACCGGTTAGTTTAAAATCTCGTGAAATGACACCCCACCCCCCGGGTCCCGGGTTTCCGAGGCAGCTACCATCCGTGTAAATCTCCAACATATTCTTACTTATCGTTTATCTTTTATATTGTTAGGAGTGGAAGGATATTCCGAAGCTCGTTTTGGTGTTTTGCATATCGTATCTCCACAGTGATCTCTATTTTGATACACAGAATTTATGGATGCCGACATCTCACTACAATTTTTAAGTGACCACCGGCCGAGCACAGGTTTTTCTACTTTTAACAACATGTCAATCAATTTCTTAATCATACTTTAAAAATGTGTTTATTTTTTATACTTCAATAAGTGTATGCTGTCCAAAAAAGTTCCGTTGCGCCATAATAAATGACATTGAAGTTTTCTGTTGATGTATAAAGTCGTATTGAATAACGGCTGCCTGCACGGCTGGACACGGTACACCCGCGGTCATACAATGTAACACAAAAATTCGCGCATCTAGAATATGCTTATCCATAATAGTGTGTAGGTCCTCTGCAATAAGAGGGCATTCTATAATGGTACCACTGGACCACGCATCAACTACACTCTGCTTATGAGTATTACGCGTTTTCATGAGATCAAACCCCTCTAAAAGAGAAGCAGCGAATGTAAATCGTAGTGTATTCATTCCACAAATGGGCGCAAACACAGAAGTCGAGTGTTGCTTGGTTTGAATAGACTTTATGTATCTACTCGTAATTCTAGTATTAACAGCTGAATTAATAACAGGTGTAGGAATTTCATATTCTAAACCAGCTCGAGAACACCATAACCCAGTATTATTCATTTCTGCGACATCAGAAATCTTATCCATCTCGTATTGCTCGAGTACTTTCAAAGCTGATCGCACAATATACCCATCCATATCTGTACCGATAGCCCTTTCTAGACTAGCTTTCATACGTGTATCGTCATGGCCGCAATAGGAATATAAATCTGCTACAGCCTGTAACATTCCATATTCCACCCCGTTATGAACCATATTCGTAAAATGTCCAACACCGAAATCTTCTCCCATATACGTGTGTCTGTTAGATATCTTTTCAAGGATAGGCTTAGTCATCTCGTATGCATGCTTAGTTCCACCTATCATAAAAGCTGGACCTTCGCGAGCACCGGCTGGACCACCGGAAAGTCCGGTCCCTAAATAATTTACCATTCGAACCTTGCATTTAGACCCACGGGTTCTGGATACCCTGTAGAATTCGTTTGAACAGTCTATGATTGTATCATTAGGTCTCAAATGTTTGAGTAAAATTTTAACAGTATCATCCGTTGCATCCCCGTAAGGAAGAGCTGTAAAGATAACCCGTGGCCATTTCATAGCATCTACCATTTCACTGATGGACTCGTGTCCAAACACGTTCTCAGATTGTTCTTCCAATGCGATAACCTTAGAGTGTGTCTTGTTATACACGTGCAATTTCTGCTTCTCTTGAATGTTAAGTGCAAGATTTTTTCCGATAGAACCCAATCCGATTACACCCAAAGAACTTGTCATTATGTTATATTATAGGTCTATTTATTTAAGCTGCTTAAAACTTATTTCAATATATAATATAGATGCGTCCTGTTGTGAGTCTATCTGTACCGCGTTTGTTTCGTGCACCCAATATTAAGGTAGACAAGTCACCCCAATCAGAGTATAAACCGAAATCGTATAGCCAATTTATGAAAAGTCTAGAAAAGAAAGAGCTTCCTCAGGTGTTGATTAAACCCTCTAAGAATATCGCGATTTTCACGGAAAAGGATGGAAATTACGGAGATGTCGCGATCGTTCAATCTGATAAGTTCTGGGAGACACTTATCAATAGTGAAGCTAATATCAATATAGATACTACTCAACCACAAAATCTCGCCGAAAATGTAATTATAGCATTTTTCATCTTATATGCTTTTACCATGTTCCGTGCCATTTTTGGAAGTAAAGACGGTGGTGGAATGGGAATGCCTAACCCCTTTCTTAAATCAGCTGATTTTGATATGGAACAAAGTATAGAAACCCGATTCACCGATGTTGAAGGTATAGATTCTGCTAAATACGAACTCGAAGAGATCGTTGATTTTCTTAAGAATCCCGAGCGTTATTTGGGCAGTGGAGCCAAAATCCCCCGAGGTGCTCTTCTTTCGGGATCACCTGGAACTGGTAAGACTCTACTCGCTCGAGCGATCGCGGGCGAATCCAGTGTCCCTTTCATTCAGTGTTCGGCGGCGAGTTTTGTTGAAATGTTTGTAGGTGTGGGTGCTAAGCGTGTGCGTGAACTCTTTGAACAAGCGCGAATGAATCAACCGTGTATAGTTTTTATAGATGAGATCGACGCTGTGGGTAAAAAGCGTGCATCTGGACCCATGCCGGGTAATGATGAACGTGAACAGACTATCAACCAACTTCTTACAGAAATGGACGGATTTGATGAAAACACGGGAATCGTAGTCATAGCAGCTACTAACAGAAGTGATATTCTAGATGAAGCTCTTCTTCGCCCGGGTAGATTCGATCGCAAGATTCAGGTCAGCTTACCAAGTGTTGGGGGTCGTGAGAAGATTCTTAAAGTACACGCTCGAGGTAAGAAACTCGATAAAAGTGTAAGTCTTGGATCCCTCGCGAAACAGACGACAGGGTTTTCGGGTGCTGAACTCGCTAACTTATTGAACGAATGTGCTATTCGGGGGGTTCGAGATGGAGATGGTACTATCACGGAAGATATAGTGGACGATGTATACCAGAGACTGATAGTAGGTGCAAAGGGTGATACAACTTTTACGGGTCATAAAAAAGAGGTCATCGCTTTTCACGAAGCGGGGCACGCTATCACGGGTGCAGTCATTCCGGGGTACGATCGTGTGCGTAAAGTGTCTATCATTCCTAGGGGTGCAGCCGGTGGTGTGACTTTCTTTCAGCCTTCGGAAGAGGATGCAGAATCGGCTCTTTACACAAAACAGTATCTTAAGAATCAGATGGTCGTAGCTCTAGGTGGACGCGCAGCCGAAGAACTTATATACGGGGCTGATAATATCACCACGGGTGCTTCTTCAGATTATGCCCAAGTGTATAACATCGCTCGAGAAATGGTTACCACGTATGGTCTAGGTATTAACAACTTCGATTATAGGAACCTGTCACCTACAGCCGCGTTAATGGTCGATAAGGAAATCAGTGATCTTGTATCGGAATGTTATAAACGTTCAAAGGAACTTCTGTCTATTAATATGCTTGAACTTAAACAATTAAAAGAAAAACTTATCGAAGATGAACTCGTAGACGGGTCTTGGGTGTATGAACTATTTGGGGGTACTATTTCATGTAACAGTGTAGATGCATGGGACGACGAGAATGCTTCTTGCACGTTCGACTGATCCGACCGGTCGGACACCTTATGAAATTCGGAACAAAAAAAAGCGTTACAAAAAGTCGGGGGAGTCAAAAATGTATGGAACCTTCATTTTTAAAAAAATGTGTATGAACAATTTTTAAAAGTGAATTAATAATATTTATAAAATACTTCGTATGAGTATTTAGTTAGAGAAGGCGAGACCACCCATACCCGATTGGATGCGGAGGACGTTGTAGTTCACGGCGAACATGTTAAGGTTCGTCGTGGTGCCTGCGGAAGCCTTGGTCTTGATAGCGACCTGAGCGTTATCTATACGCGAAAAATTGCAGGTACCGGTCGGTTGATGCTCCTCGGGTTTAAGGGCGAATGAATACGTATACACACCGGGCACGGGGGAACCGGAGTGGTGCTGGAAGGGCTGCACGGCGTTGAAGTACTTACCCGTCTGCTCCTTGAACCTGTCCTGACCGTTGAGAACAAGCTTGAAGGTGTCGACGGGACCGTCGGCCTCCTCAGTCCAGGCGTTACCACCGTGGGCCACCTTAAGCACGGGAGCACCCGAAGAGCCCGGGGGAATGACGACCACATCACCAGACGCGGCGAGGACGCCAGCAGGGTCGGTGGTCACGACCTCGGTGGAGGACGTGAAGTTCCAGAGGTTGGCGCGGCCGACCCCGCCGCGATCGGCGCAGAAAACCAGCTCCTTGACCGGGTGGTTGTACGAGAGGCGGATCTGCTTCGTGGAACCGGCGGCGGCCATAGCGTCGGAGCCAGTGTGCTGCACCTGCTCGATGAGGTACTCGTGGCCCTTCTGCGCGAATCGCCTACGCTCCTCAGTGTCGAGGTAAATGTAATTAGCCCAGACCTTGAAGGTGCTGTTATCGGTATACAGTGAGAAATCGGAAGATAAATCGAAATCCATTCTGACTTCATGATACTGCAGAGCAATTAGTGGGAGAGCAAGTCCGGGATTGCGGTTAAAGAAGAAAATAAGAGGAAGGAACATCTGACCATCGTCGACCGCGGGGGAAGTCATCTTACCCCAAGTGGCCTTCTTGGACTCATCGAGGTAAAGCTCGGAGTAAAGCCTCCACCAGCGCTGGTAGTGCTTGTCAATACGCTGTCCACCCACGGATAACTCGACGTCCTTGATCGCACGCTCGGCGGCCCAGCAGTCGTCGTTGGCGGCGTCGGCGGAGGTGAGCACGACGGTGTCCTTAGCCTTAAGCTCGACATACATGTCGGAGACGAGGTCACCGTTGCGAGCAATGGTGACGGAAACGCGGCCGGAGTTGGAGGCAGTACCGTTAACGGTCTGCTCGATGTTCTCCATAGCGAAGTTAGTGTGGCGCTTGTAAACCGCCTGGAAAAATGTAACCTTGGGGTTACCTGTCAGATAGACGTCCTGTGCGCCGTATGCCACGAGTTGCATTAAACCACCCGCCATTTTGTATGTTGTTGTACTATACGCAGAGAAAATAATTTCAGGTAAAGTGCGAAATTTCGCACGTGATTTTTCCTCAATCTATCATAAATGTCTACACAGCCTGAGACTATCGAGCCCGAAACCGAGACCGAATCCGAATCCGAATCCGAATCTGAAATTTTACCCGACCAGGAGGTCGACCTCACCGAGTACGATCCTGAGGATTTTCCCGATGATGACGATTTTTCGCCCATGGAAAATTTACTTGGTCAAACTCTTACCACCCCCGAGGGTGACACCGTGTGCACTGCTCTAGTATACATTGGGCAACAGATGGAAATTCAGAATAAAATTTTTATCAAACTCCTCGGCATTCTTCAGAAGAAAAATGAGGCTTAGAAAAATGAATCCTAATATTATAAATGCAGGGGTCCGGTGAGACAATGCACGTCATAGACGACACATACAATCTTCATGATCATAATAGCACTTTCTGGACTGAGAATATTATGAAAATGGACATAGATCAGCTCATGAAAGTAATCATCCAGCCCTCTGAAAAAAAGCTGAAAATTAACGACAAGCTCAGTGCATCAGAGTCTCTTAACATAGGGTTTGACCTATTTTTCGACCCTTCCCAACCAAGGGAAAAAGGTCTACCCATACAAATTGATATCGGTGAAGTTGAACGCACTCGTACATTCATGATAGATCGCTTATGCGAAGCGTATCACCGCTCATGTGCCCTGGAAAAGGATAATGAATGTGACTTCGATGACGACGAAATCAAAGAAGTTACACTGGCTACTCGTATTAACAGGATGATCGACCGCATTCAAGATGCATGGAGGGTAACATTCAGTGTATATCGTATACACGATTTCTCGAATAACCCCAACGCCGTACCCGTGGATCCGGAATCCGACCCATCTATTTACAGGGCATCTACGATTAAGGATGTTCAGGAATTGAAACCTTTTCAACAGGCTATGTTACAGTTATTGAAGGATTTATATGATAGTCAGATCAAGAGATACAAAGAGCAGTGTTGTAGGGAGATTAAAACAAAAGATGGGGCGAGTACCCGGGCATGGGAAGCATTTGAAAGTATTCAAGATTACGTATATTCAGTCGGTAAAAAGGAACAATGGTATGAACTATGGAAAAATATGACTATGAGTCCTTCTACCCACAGCGATCTCATTCGCCATCTTTCTAAGACGAGAGATATGCAATTTCCTGAAATTAAGAAGCATCGACAGGTATGGTCTTTCACGAATGGTATTTTCATCGGCAAGGAGCTTGTACCTGACAAGTCTACAGAAGAAGACAAACATTACCGGGCTATTTTCTACCCGTATACGTCAAAGGAGTTTAAGACACTCGATCGGACTATCGTCAGCTGCAAATACTTCAATCGGGAATTCAACAACTATAACGATACCGACTGGAGGAATATCCCTACACCCAATTTCGATAAGATCCTAAAGTACCAAAAGTTCGAAAAGGAGGTAATCGAATGGATCTATGTTCTTTGTGGGCGCCTGTGTTATGACGTAAATGAGATCGATAAATGGCAATGCATCCCCTTCCTAAAGGGGGTCGCGCAGTCCGGTAAATCGACTATTATTACGAAAGTATGTCGCAAATTTTATACAACAGAGGATGTGCGAACACTTTCGAATAACGTGGAAAGAAAGTTTGGTCTGTCTTCTATTTACGATTCCTATATGTTTATTGCACCAGAGATCAAGGGCGATTTAGCACTTGAACAGGCAGAGTTTCAGTCTGTAGTGTCTGGTGAAGATGTTTCGATTGCAGTGAAACACGAGAAGGCTAAAACTTTCGTGTGGAAATCTCCGGGTATTCTGGGTGGTAACGAGATTCCCGGGTGGAGAGACAACTCCGGCAGCGTTTTGCGACGTTTGATTACAGTTGACTTTAGGAAGAAAGTTAAGGAAGCGGATCCGACCCTGGAAGATAGGCTCGAAGAGGAACTTCCAAACATCCTGCAAAAGTGTGTGAGGGCGTATCTCGAGAAGGCACAGGCACATAAAAACGACGCCATTTGGAACATTCTTCCACCCTACTTCGAAAAGGTTAAGACACAGGTTGCAGCGGCAGTCAGTCCTCTACTGAGTTTCATGGAATCTTCGCACATTGAGTATGGTGAAGATAAGAAGTGTCCCCTATCTTTCTTCAAAGACGAGTTTGCCGCTTTCTGTATGAAAGAGGGTAAGTCGCGAACGATCAATTCTGATATATGGGCGGGTCCATTTGGTGAGCGTGGTATCGGCGTGGAAAAGCTGAAAGAAGATGAAAATACATTGTATACGAGATGCGGTATAACTCAACACCAACCTAAGACTGGTACAGAGCATAGGAACTCTATGTGGGTTATTGGTCTCGATGTCGTAAACGTAACCCCCCAAGAAGTGGCGCCGCAACAACAGGTATACGTTGAGACATCTATTTCGACACAGACGATGGTTGATACAGATGGACAAGAGTTAGACGATTAAAATATTTACTTAATATATGGGTTTATTCAACGAATTTGAAAAAAATAATGTTTCACCAACTACATCCCAAAATTTGATACGACAGGCCCCGTATCTCACGAACCGCGAAAAAAATAGTCTAAGGGTCAACGCTACCAGACTCAAACAAAACAATATACAAACGAGAATAAATAGAATGGTTGGTAATAAACTGAAGGCCGCCAACCTTTCAAAAATGAAAATGTCACCTCTTCAAATGGGTGTCTTTAACGGTATGGTCAATTTAGACGCTAAGAAGGGTAATTATAACGTAAACGTCGCGGAAATTCTGTATAAGAAACCAATTAAAAGACGCCCCATCACACCTGGGTCTAATTTCGAAATAGAGATAAGCGCGATTAAACTGTTATACGGGCGTATGCAAATAGGAGCTAAGCATACATTTACAGTCGTACCGAATAAAAATGCGAAAAACAGGCATCGATACTTCGTCGCTCAAATCGACGGTTTCGTGTATGAAGGAGGTAAGAAGCAAAAACTGCTGGCTAAAATTTATACGAACGGTAAGATGCAACTTGCGGGTGGTATCATCAATAACAACTCGAGGCAACCAGAGATGATTCGCAAATTCATAGTGGATAACTATGCGTCGAAGTATAAGTTTTTATACAACCCTATTCGCTACTCTACACTTGTAGGCACGTTTCAAACACAAGGTGTTATTAACTTAACCATGGTTGCACAGGCTTTCGCCAAGTCTCGCAATATAGGTTACGAACCCGAGCTTCGCCCCGCTTTAAAGATGACGTATTATGGAAATAATTTTCAACTCTTTAGATCTGGTAAAATACAGATTATGGGTGCTAAGACCGTTAAGGCCTTACACGATGCATACAACCCCATAGGATACGACTTAGTAAAGACTATGTGGGTTATGGGTATGATGAAGGAATCTGTGAACACAGGTATGAACAGGGTAGCTGTTAAGAAAACCGCTCGCCCGAAGAATGTAACCACCGCAATGAACGATAAGAATACCAATATCAAATACTTCAATAAATCGAATTCGAAGAATGGTAAAAATGGTATACGGGTGGGTCCACGTAAATGTCTGACTGTCGCCCGACCAAAGCTGGTCGCAGTCGCGGAAAAGATGGGTATTGTTGACATCACGAGTAAGACGACAAAACCCGCCATTTGTGAGAAGATCAAGAATCGTGCGTTTGGTACCTTTAAAGTTGGTAATAAACCGTGCCGTGCACACAAGAAGGAGGAACTCGTGCAAATAGCCATTGCTCGAGGTATCAGTGTGATTGACGGCGATACTGTGGACACGTTATGTAAAAAGCTCCAAATTCCTAGACCCGTAGCCCCTAAGAGAAAGGGTAGAAAGCCTAAAGAGATAGAACCTGCTAAAAGAACGGCGAATATAGCAAAGAAGATGGATAAGCGTCGTCTAACAAATAAAACTATCAAGGAAGATATCAGGGAATTATACGGTAAGCGATGGTTAAAGAAGTATAAGAATGTTATGCCTTCTTTAAATTCGGATGTCGCGGATATGAAAAAGGTGATCAACGCCCTCAATCTCAAAAAGAATAAGAAGAATGGATTACATTTTAAAACCAATGTTAATAAGGTTAAGCGTGATACGGTGCGTACATGGAAGTTTCAGCGTACGAAACAGTTGAATAATAAGTTAAACAACCTTAATAATAACCTCGCCAAGGAACTCGAAAACGTGATGAACGTGGCCACACCACCTCCGAAGAAAAAGAATTCCCCACGCTTCCCCAAGGGTACGGTGGTAGAACAATTATAAAGAATAGTCGCTATATAGATACATGAATGATAGTAGACAACTCTTTGTTGATCACGTCAGTACGGTATATAGACATAGTGAGTTTCGCGTAGACGAAGAACATCCTCGTTGGGATAAACGTATACGCGAAACACTCCTCGACAGTGTTTTTTATACTATTTGCGCGTATATACGCAAAGAACGCGACTCGGATAATGAATGGGGAATGGGTAAACTCGAGCGAGAATTTTTATGTTCATGGGAATTTGTAGATGCAGCCGATGAACGCAATTGGATAGATGAAAATAGAGAAAGATTGGACGACACGTGGCTAGTCGTCTACATGTTTGACAATATTACCCGAATGACACCTGGACCGCATCGACGTGCGTTATTGTATATGCTTAACATCTTATATTTTGAATTATAACTTTATGTGGTTCGGCTATTTGTTTTAAGAGTGTCACGTGGTACTCAAAATCGTACGGTTTAAATTTTTCTTTGATTTCATCAGATAAAGCATACCCCTGGTTTCTCCGCGAAACCCCTGTACACACAGCCACCCGAACCAAGCGCATAAACTGATCTTCTAACGCGATAAACTCCTTCAATTGGTCGGGATGCACGCCATCGTATTTCATTTTTTCGTATGTACGCTTCGACGCGCCTGCGGAAACATGAAAAAACCTGGTTTTATACCCAAGTACACCAACCTCCTCCCCTTGATTTTGACTTGCATTGTGTAATATGATGAATAATACAACGAGAAACAGGAATGTTATCATCTGTTAGTACCCAACATATTAAATACATCATTAATCTTGTGAATAACTTTAAACAGGTCATCTTTCGTTTCACAAGAAGTAGCGTCAATAGCTTCGAACTCCATCTGATACGACATCGAATCTTCTGAGTCCATGTCGTGGCTATCACCACTCACGATCGTCATATCAATCGATACATTCTTACGAATGAAAGATACACGCTTCTTAGTTTTCTTTTTATCCATATCACGTTCGGTATCTTCTGGCAGTGGAATCTCTTTTGAGACACTGAAACGAATATCAAAGGGTACATTTCCTAAATGCTTTAGATCATGATTCTTGATTCGATTTTTTTGGACGATAACCTCATCACCCGTTGCAGAGTCGACGGAAATGCGTACACCATCACTGCTGCGATAGAATACTTCTTCCTCGGAAGCGATGATACGATCCCAACCTGTATATTTAGAAAGTCCATGCATAATGTAATCGTGCATAGGCTTACCAATATTCGTGTCGAACATGGTACCGTTGAACTTTCCGAGACGGAATTCTAACTCGATATATTCTTCATCTTTGTATTGGTTAACAAGAGGAAAAACAGTGTCGGTGAGGGAATGAACGTTCATCTTTACAGTATTATTTTGTCTGAAATCTTTAAATTACTTAGGTGCGATTAATCAAGCTCTTCAATTTCCGGTCCAGTATCTGATTTGGGTTCGGGTTCGGATTTTTGCTTGGAAAAAATGGGGTCGACGAATTCCCTAAACTCTGTCTGCATGTGCTCAATTTCGTCGAGTTCTGCAGATCTATTGTTATCTATCCATGAAATAGTTTCAGTTACCTTATCTTCTACGAGTTTTTTGTCGTCCTCGCTTAATTTTTCAGTCGCACCCTTTACACCGAATACGTTCGCTTCGAATGCGTTAATAGCTTCCACCTTCTTACGATACGTATCATCTTCCTCCTTGTATTTTTCTGCGTCGTTTACCATACGTTCGATATCATCCTTCGAGAGACGTCCCTTGTCGTTCGTGATGATAATCTTTTCGGACTTTCCAGATGCTTTATCTTCAGCACTCACGTTAAGAATACCGTTCGCATCAATGTCAAACGTCACGGCAATTTGTGGGATTCCTCGGGGTGCGGGAGTAATACCATTCAAATCAAACTTTCCTAGCATGTGGTTATCAGCCGCGCGTGCTCGCTCACCTTCGTATACCTGAACATGAACTGATGGTTGGTTATCAGAATAGGTAGAGAAGACCTGTTCTTTCTTGGTAGGAATCGTGGTATTTCTGTCTACGAGGTTAGTCATCACTCCTCCAGCGGTTTCAATACCCATAGAAACAGGTGTTACATCGAGAAGCAGTAGATCTTGTACGGCGCTATTGTCTACACCCGAAAGAATGGCAGCCTGCACAGCCGCACCGTATGCGACAGCTTCATCGGGGTTAATAGACTTATTGAGTTCCTTACCATTAAAATACTCGGACAACATTTGTTGAATCTTAGGAATGCGTGTGGATCCACCGACGAGAACAATCTCTTGAACCATAGACTTATCCATCTTCGCATCCTTTATGACTCTCTCCACGGGTTCCATACACTTTCTGAATAAGTCTGCGTTTAGTTCCTCAAAACGTGCCCTTGTAATAGA